GTGATCGTGAGGCTATCTCCCAGGAGGTGGCCTCATTTTCTATTGCGGAGCCTACACTAATACCAGATGAGGCTACTGATGGCAATCGTGATAGTGGCGACACCAAACGCCGCCGACGCAAACTCGTACATAACGCTGGCGAATGCCCAGTTGATAGTTGACGGATTGGTGCAAGACGCAGATATCACCGCATGGGGTTCTGCCACTACAGACGCCAAAAATCGTGCACTTTACACCGCAACACAACGATTAGATCGTGAGCGGTTCCTAGGTGCTAGGGCAACTGATACGCAGGCGTTGCAGTGGCCGCGTACTGGTGTGCGTAAACCTGACACGTACATCAACACCTATGCCGTTGGCTTTCCGTTTCGTATTACCACTGATTATTTTGATGACAATGAAATCCCGCAGCAGGTGCAATATGCACAGGTGTTGCTTGCGGCATACCTAAACAACAACACCGACGGCATTGGGCTTAGTGGGCTAGAAGATTTTAAGAATGTCCAGATCGGTAGCCTTAACGTTACGCCAAACTTTAGCGGTGCAGTTGGTGCAGACAAAATACCGCCAATGGTTGAACGCTACCTAACAGGGCTTAGAATAAGCGGACCAGGCAACTTTGCAATTAAACGATCATGAGCGAATATCCAGGCGCTGAGTTTATCGATGATACTGCCGCTCATACCGGCAGGTTTGGCGAGATTGTGGCATTAGAAGATTCAGTGATTGCAAGTGTTACGGCGCTGGATTACACCGGTAATGCACTGACAGCAATTCCAATCAAGGCATCCTGTGAGATGTGTGGCGTATTCACCTCTATCACGCTCACCAGCGGCACCGTTATCGCGTACAAGATATGAGCTTCAAAGGCCACCAAGGCGGCGATGTTGACTACACGCTCGGCGGTGAGGTTATTACTGATACTGCCGCTCATACTGGTAGGTTTAACCATATTGATTTTTTTGAAAACACTCATATTGATACAATTATTAGCACTAACATGACTGGCAATACGTTAAACGGTGAGACATTCCCGGCAGGTTCTGAAATCCGTGGTGTATTCACTAGCATTAAATTGCAAAATGGCGCTTGCATCGCGTATAAGATATGAGCCTTTCAAGCCCGCTGCGTAAGGTCGCTAGCAAGTTAATGGCTAAGTTTGGCGGTGTGGCAACTATCCGCCGCATAACAGTAGGCGCATATGATCCCGCTACTGGCAGTGCAGCCGAAACTGCTGTTGATACCGCAGTGCGTGGTGTATTAGAAGATGTAAACATACGTGAAGTGAATGACCTAATCCAGGCTGGTGATAAGCGGTTAACGATTGCCGCAGCAGATGTTGCAAATGCACCAATCACAGCCGATAAAGTGCTAATTGCATCAGTAGTGCATCAAATAATCAAGGTTGCGACCACTGAGCAAGACAACACGGCGATAACCTATGAGTTAATCTTGAGGGCATAATGGCACGACGTATAGCCCTGTCTCAGATTGGTGACTACTCCAGAGATAAATACGAGAAGTTATTACGTGCAGTGGTATTTGAAACAGATAAGCAACTGAAAGAAGGCAGCCCAGTAGATACTGGTAGATTACGCCTTTCATGGTCAATTAGCGAAAACGATGCTCCTGGTTATGACCCTGGCCCGCAAACTACCGCTTCAGGCATTACACCACCGCGAAGGTTAAACTACGGCACTGAACGCGCAGGCAATGTTTACCACATCCATACAAATATAGAATATGCTTTGCCAGTGCTTTATGGCGAAAGTTTACCGCCATCATGGAACGGCACTTGGAGATCAAAAAATAATCAAATTGTAAAAGGTTATCCTGATTTGGTAGCTCGTAATATGACAGCATGGGCTAGGCGTGTGGCAGATCAAATCGGAAGGCAAGACTAATGGCGGCTGCTAACCTCAACACTATCCGCGCCACGATTGAGCAATTGCTGGCTAATGAATTTAATAGTTTATTTGATTCTATCCCTAGCATTGATGCAATTGTAAGCATTGATGATTCCAACGACCCAGGACTGCCAACTGTGTATCCAGTAGTTTTTAATAATGTGCCATATGCGCCGACACCTAACAGTACTTGGGTTCAATGCCAATTGAATTTTGGCAACAATAATTACCTCACGATGGGAGGCGCTACCGGCGTTAGCAACAGCATCATCGGCATTATTTTGGTAAATATATTCACGCCAAAAGGCGCTGGCGCTGGCGCTAATTTTACGATTGGCAAGCGTGTTAGGGATGTCTATAATAGAAGCACGGTATCGGGAGTTATTTTCGATGCACCAACCGGCCCAGAGGTAATGGCACCGCCATCCCCCGAGGGGTATTTTCAAACACAGGTTCGTTTAACCTTTGAAACCTTCGAGGATCTTTAGCTATGGCCTTTTTTCGCGGTGAACAGGGATCTGTCAAATTTGACGATGCCGGTGTTTCTGCTGCTGCAATTACCTCTACCCGGTCATGGTCGATGACTGTAGAAAAAGACGTGCTTGAGACCACATCACTCGGCGCGACTTACAAAGCAAATGTTGGCGGCTTGATCGCAGGCTCTGGCACTGTTGAAGTGCTGTATACCGCGAGCAGTTCCGATGAAACTAATGTTTTCATTGAAGCGGCTAATACTGCAACTGATGCAGGCATTGCATCGTTTGAATTATTCCTAGATACAACCGGCACTAAAAAGATTACTTTTGTTGGTTTGATTACTTCTGCTGAATATTCAGCTACAGTTGGAGAACTTGAAGTTATCACTTGTAACTTTGTTACGAGTGGTGCCATCACTCTGAGCATTTAATCATGGCCTTTTTTCGCGGTGAACAAGGTACAGTCTTTTTTGATAAAGACTCCAGCGGCGGTATGCTTGAAATCGCTGCTGTGCGATCATGGTCGATGACTGTAGAAAAGGATGTACTTGAAACTACATCTCAAGGTGCAACCTATAAGGCTAATGTCGGCGGATTAATCGCAGGCACTGGCAGCATGGAAATAATGTATGACGCGCCTAGCGCCGGCGACAAGCTTGATCTAATCAAAGATATCAATACTGCAACCGATGAAGGTAACGCATCGGTAGAGCTTTATCTGGACGAATCAGGCGGTAAAAAAATTGTTGGTTTAATTGTTATTACTTCTACTGAATATAGTGCTACCGTAGGGGAGCTTGAAGTGGTGACCGTTAGCTTCACCATGAATGGATCTATCACCCTGAGCATCTGATAACAATGGCATCCACACCACGCACCGTTGATATTCTCACCGGTGCTTTTGATCTAAATCAACGGCGCCGGTTTGATGTAAAAAACAATGATGGCGCAAAAGTGCTATCTTTATTTTTTAAACCAATCACAAGAGCAGATCGTAAACGTGCAACTAACTTAGCAAATTCTGAAGAAGCACTAGAAGTTAGCACTCAAATGCTATGCCTTGTGGCTGAATTAGAAGATGGCACTAAAGCATTTGCTGCGGCAGATGCAGCTAAACTACAACGTGAATTGCCAGAAACTGTGCTTAATGATATAGAATTATTCCTGTTTGGTATAGGTGAAGCCGGAACGATTGAAGAAGCAAAAAAAGATTAGAGGCTGACAATTGGCTTTATTTTGAATTTTTCTTAGCTACGGAACTAGGAAAAACAATAAGCCAGTTGCGGCAGGAATTAACAGATGCAGAATTTATACATTTTGCAGCATATTACGAGCTAAAAGGCAAACGTGAGCGCGAAGAAATGGAAAAAGCAAAAAATCGCCGGTAGACTGTACACGTAGGGAGTCGCTGCTATGGCTGTTTCGGTTGTCGATATTCAGGTAAACAGCAGCGGTGCTGTCCGCAGCCTGCAACAGCTTAATGTAGCGGCTAAAGGAGTAACGTCAACGATCGGATCACTTGCGGCAGCACTTGGCGCTGGATTTGCATTACAGCAAGTAATACGAACAGCATCTGAATTTGAGTCAACATTAAGCGATATAGGCAAAACAGCAGGATCAAGCCAAAAAGATATCTCAAAGCTTGCGGATAGTCTTAAGCAATTATCAATGCCAAGCAGAACGAATTTAGCCCCGTCAGTATTAGCCAAAGGAGTACAAGATTTAGTAGCACAAGGTTTAAAATTAGATGATGCTGTTGCGTCAATAGAGACATTAGGTAAAGTTGCTGTTGCTACAAATTCAGAACTAACTGATGTAACCAAAACAGGGTTTCAATTACAAAGCGCATTAAAAATTAAACCAACTGAATTAAAAGCAACTTTTGATGCGTTGGCATTTGCAGGTAAAGCAGGTGCATTTGAGCTAAAAGACATGGCTCAATTCATGCCAACGATTGCATCGGCAGCAGCATCCCTAGGCATCCAAGGCAAAGATGGAGCGGTTGCGCTTGCGTCAATGATGCAAATGGTGCGCAAAGATGCGCCAGGCGCTGCTGAAGCCTCAACACGGCTAACAGACGCCTTGCTTAAAATGACAGCGCCAGAATCTGTTAAAAACTTTAAAAAGTTTGGCGTAGATATTGAAGCAGTTTTAAAAAATGCTGTAAAAAATGGCGTTAACCCAATGGATGCAGCAATAAAAGAATTAATACGTGTTACAGGTAATGATCCGTTTAAGCTATCTCAAATATTTGGCGATAAAGAAGCTAAATTAGCTTTGATGTCATTAATGAAATATAAAGACGAATATGAGAAACTAAAAGCATTAGCGGGCGGCACTGCGGCATCAGGAACAATCCAAGCTGACTTTGATAAATCTTTAAAAACGTTTGACCAGCAATTCAAAAGTTTAACAAATGCAGGTGAGATATTAGCATTAAGCTTAGGCAACACATTGATGCCTGTACTCACTGCATTAATAAAAGAAATTACCCCAATTGTAAGTGGCATTAGCAACTTAGTGCAAGGCATGGGGCAGATACCGAAGCCAGTAATTGATGCTGCAATCCAAGTCGGCAAGTTAATATTACAAGTGACTTTAGTTAGCAAAGCAATAGGGATTGCGACAGGAGCAGCCGCATTGCTAAGAGGTGCATTTGTTTTGTTAAATACACAAGTATTACTGTCGGCATCGGCTGCTATGACAGGAAATGCAAAAATGCTACTTCTTGCTGGTGGGATGAATACAGCGGCATCAAGAGCAGCAATTTTAAGAGGTGTGCTAACAGGACTAGCAGTAATCGGTATTATCACTGTTGGGATCAATTTAGTTACCACAGGATTGGGCGAATTTATTGCAGCGCAAAACGAGATCAATAGATTAAGAGGTTTGCGCCAAGGGGGCGGTGTCCAATTGGTTGGCGGCCCAACTCAAACACGCGAAAATGTAATCAAAAAACAGGAAACAGCAAAACAAACAATAGTTCAAACAACACAACAAAAGAAAGAAGCACAGAAATTTGATCCGATTAGTTTTTTCTTGGGCGGATTAGCGCCTTTAGTTGGAGGCAAATCGCAAATTCAAAAAACAGATGCGTTTAGAATAGCAAACGAAAAACAACTTAATGCTCAAGCAATACTAGGATTAAGCCCATCAGCGTTTGCACCAGCTAAACCTGTCAAGCCAGAGGTGCCAATCACTACAGGCGGTGGTGGCGTCACGCCAGAAGGCGGCGGTGGTAAAGAGCCTACAGAAAAGAAAGTAAAAGCGTTGAAAGAAATTGTTGATATTAGCAAACAAGAGGCAACGCTCCAATCGCAACTTATTCTTTACACAGCTCAAGAAGATAAATATGCGCAAGCATTATTGACGAAAGAGCTTGCAATATATGAAGCTAAAAATTCGCAACTTGGCGCTAATACAAAAAAAGTCGCAATGTTTAAGGCCGAAGTTGATTACACTAAAACGATTAATGATTTAGAAAAAGAAAAGACAGATAAATTAAAATCACAAAATGAACTTAATTTGCAAAAAATGCAGCCTCTACAAGATGAACTTGACATTATGCAAGCACGTCTTAGGGGTAACGAAGCAGAAGTAATACTTAAACAACAGCTTAGAGATATTATGATTGGCACTGCTGGCTTAGATGCGCAAGAAGTTACGAATACATTAAAAAAAATTGATGCGCTTAAGCAACAGTTAACAGCCGCACAAGAATTAAAAGGGCTTTATAGCGATATTGGGATGTCAATTAAATCTGGTGTTATTGATGCGATACAAGGCGCAATCGACGGGACTAAAAGTTTGCAGCAAGTCGCAACTGATCTATTAAAGAAAATCGGTGATAAGTTGTTAGATGTTGCTGTAAATATGGCTTTATTCGGTAGCATGAGCGGCACCGGCACCGGCGGCGGGTTGCTTGGCGGATTGTTTAAGCGTGCTAAAGGCGGTAGCGTCACAGGCGGCAGCCCTTACATCGTAGGCGAGCGTGGCCCTGAGTTGTTCATGCCAGGGCGTAGTGGCGGTATAGCGCCAGCAGGATCATTCGGCGGTGGCACTAACGTAGTTGTTAATGTAGATGCAACCGGTAGTAACGTGCAAGGCGACGATCAAAGCAGCAAGCAACTTGGTGTACTGCTGGCAGCAGCAGTGCAAAAAGAACTAATTAAACAAAAACGTCCTGGAGGTATTCTTGCATAATGGCTACTTTCCCCAACATTACGCCAAGCTATGGCGCACAAAAAAACAGCAATCCTAAATTAAGAGTAGTAGCTTTTGGCGATGGTTACGAAAACCGGTTTACATTTGGATTAAATCAAAATCCAAAACAATGGTCATTATCTTGGGATAATATTACAGAAGCTAACGCTGATACGATTGAAACATTTTTAGATGCACGCGCAACTGATGGCGCTAGCTTTGATTGGACGGGACCAGGTGAACCAAGCGCTTATAAGTTTGTTTGCGCTGAATGGAACAAGACTATACCTTACACTGGTCGCGCTAATATCCAAGCAACTTTTAGACAAGTATTTGAGCCATGACCGTACCAGTATCAGCGCTGCAATCATTAGCACCTGGGGCGATTATTGAGCTATATGAATTACACCTTGATGCAACTTTACATGGTGCCAGTACGATCTATAGATTTCATGCGGGCACAAATAACAACAATAACGGCAATGTAGTATGGAACTCAAACTCATATACTAGATTCCCTGTCGAAGCGACAGGATTCGAATTTAGTGGTGGAGGGCAATTGCCAAGACCAAAGCTACAGGTATCAAATGCGCTAAGTTATGTCACGGCAATACTTTTAATCGTAAATGATTTCAATACAGGTAATGACTTAATTGGCGCAAAATTCATCCGTATTCGTACGTTAGCGCGTTATATCGATGCGGTTAATTTCACTGGTAACGTGAACCCATATGGCACGCCAGACCCTACTGCTGAATTTCCGCAAGAGATTTATTTCTTAGATCGTAAAGTAGTAGAAAATTTAAACTTAGTTGAATGGGAATTAGCCGCTGCTTTTGATCTTGCTGGAATTAAAGCGCCGAAACGTCAATGCCTTGCTACTATATGCCAATGGAAATATAAATCGGCGGAATGTTCATATGCAGGAAGCAATTTCTTTGATGTTAATGATGAAATTGTGCCAAATACAAATCTTGATGTATGCGGCAAACGATTAAATAGTTGTGCAATTAGATTTGGTAAAGATAATGAGTTACCATTTGGATCGTTCCCAGGCATTGGAGTTGTCGCAGGATGAACTGGCGTGACGCAGCATTAAATCACGCTAAAGCAATAGCACCAAAGGAATCATGCGGTTTAGTTGTAAATTACGATGGTGTTGAAGTGTATTGGGAATGTCGTAATATTGCAGAAATTGATGATTGTTTTGTTATACATCCAGCGGACTGGGCAGAAGCAGAAGATACTGGCGTCATTATTGCAGTAATCCACAGCCATGGCAGCAATTCACCAGAACCAAGTGATATGGATATTAAATCATGTAAGCGCAGCAAATTGCCGTGGTATATACTAAGCACAGATAAAGGCGAATGGCGATCATGCTTCCCTTGATTGGACGCAACTGGCAATGGATTAAATCTGATTGCTGGACGTTGGTTCGTGATTATTATGCAACTAAAGGTTTAATATTACCGGATTGGGATAGACCACCGGAAGAAGAGTTTGAAGATAATCCTATATTTGATAAATGCTGGCGATTAGCAGGATTCCATGAGTTGCGAGACGATGAACTATTGCAAGATGGTGATGCTTTACTGTTTAATATTCATTATGACAAACCAAATCATGTAGGAATCTTTCTAGCTGATGGCAATATTTTGCATCATTTCAAAAATCAACTAAGTCGTTGCGATAGCTATGGCAGGTGGTTACAGCAGTCCACATCGCGTAGACTAAGGCATGACGCTTTAAAACCATGATGCGTA